GGAGGGATTGAGATTGACGACTCAGACCCTATCATGTCAGAGGCCATGGAGTTTGCAAAGAATTCCAACATGGGCCAGGAGGGGTTTGACAAGATGATAGAGCTTTATGCCATGTCTAAGGTGGCAGAGGGTGAGGCCCTTGAGTCATACAAGGCAAGCGAGCTGCAAGCCCTGGGTAACAATGCAGAGGTCAGGATAGATAATCTTAATGCATGGGCGAGTGCCAATCTTCCAGAGGATATGATAGAAGGGTTCCAGGGTATGGCAAACAGTGCAGCATCAGTGCAGGCCCTTGAAAAACTGGTATCCATGACAAGGAATGCACCAGTAAATCCAGAGGAAGGCCAAGCAGCAGGAGGAGTGACAGAGGAGGAGGTCAACAAGCTTGTCTTTGAAAAGGATCAATACGGTAACAGAAGAATGGCCACAGATCCAGCATTTAGAAAGAAAGTGGAGGCAATGCAGGCTAAACTGTATGGCTCTGATGATCACAGAGTGGTTATAGGTGCATAATATCATTGACAATTTAGTTTAATTATTTAATACTTATTCAATTATCCTTTCCGATACCTCCATTTTGGAGCCGGACATTAGGGATTTTGAACCTTAACAGGCGCAAAAATCGACCCGAACGTTCGGACACTCGATCAAAGCCAGATACTTTGAACGATTAATCAAAATGGAGGACATATCAATGTCTAAAAATCTAACCAATGCAGCAGTAATAGCCTTTGACAATGAAGTGAAGCACGAATACCAGGGAATGCAGACTCTTAGGAACTGCGTTTCTTTGCGTACCAATGTAGTTGGAGAGTCTTACAAGTTTACCCGTATGGGTAAGGGACTTGCCAACCAGAAAGCGACCCAGGCAGATGTTACCCCTATGGACATCAGCCATGCACGTCAGACAGCCACCATGGAGAACTGGAACGCTCCAGAGTATACCGATATCTTTGATCAGGCAGAGGTAAACTTTGATGAGAAATCAGAGCTTGCCCAGACCATAGCCAAGGCAATTGGTAGGCGTGAAGATCAGATCTGTATTGATGCAATGACAGCAGTTACCTACGCAGCTACCAACGATTCAAACCCAGATACAGGGCTGGTTCTTGATATCTCTGCATCCAGGAACTTTGATTTCGAGGTAGTGAGAAGGACCTCACAGCACTTTAACGAGATTGAGGCCCCAATGGAAGACAGGTATTTTGTAATACAGGCCAATGTGCTCAATGAGCTGCTTTCAACTGAGCAGGTTACAAGCGCAGATTACGCAACCATTAAGGCTCTCATGAATGGAGATGTCAATCAGTGGATGGGCTTCACCTGGAAAGTGATCGGTGTAAGGGCAGAGGGTGGACTACCTGGGGTCACTGGCGATGAGATCGGCTATGCATTCCATAAGTCAGCTCTTGGTCTTGCAATTGGTATCGACATGAAGACAACTATTGACTGGGTGCCTCAGAAAACATCCTGGCTTGCAAACGGCATGTTCAAGGCCGGAGCAGTAGCAAGGGAGCCCCAGGGCATAGTCAAGGTCATCTACGACGAGACAGCTTAATACAAGATTGGGGCATAGCCTCCACGGGCCTGCCCCAAGGCTTACTCTCTCCCGCGTGGAGGCTATTACATTAACATTAATCCGTAAGGAGGATATATCATGGCATTCGCAGACGGTACACTTATACCCATCAGTTCATCAGCAAACAGCGACGCAGGCAAGGTCTGGCTTTACAAGGAAGACGCAACACTGGCAGCAATCAGGGCAGACAATTACTTTGATTCTGCATACCCTGAGTATGGTTTTGTTGAGGATGACCTACTCTTTATAATTGGAAATGATGGATTTGGAATCAACCTGATTATAGAGACTTCAGGAGCTATCACCATGGGTGAGGCTGTTACATCAGCGTAAATCTAAGGGGGGAGGCAACTCCCCCAAACACAAGGATCTATCTTGAGCGCATACCCTGAAACCATTATAGATGCAACCACAAGCGGTATAATCAGCCTAGAGAAAGGTGCCACAGGTGGAATCACCATTGTGGCGACTGATGCTCTAGGTACTGATGAAGGTATAAAGGTTCAGATCACATCAGATGGTGTAACATGGTACGATCTTTATTTAAACGGTATGCTTCAAGAGATCACCCCAGAACATTCAGTAATAAGTATCCATGGCCCTATTAAGTTCAGGTGTGTTAAATCTGCCACATCATCAGCAATTGGTGTGGTAATTTGGCGCACAGAGGTGCAATAGCATGACTTTCTACAACCAAAAAGGGATATTATACAACTCTGACGGGTCAATCTTAGTTGAGCCGATAGGAGATGGGCCTTTTGGTGGTAGAGTAACACAGCCTGTTAATCAGAGGGGTGAGCCTGTACACCTTACCACTGATGAGTATAAGATTCAGGTAGCGGAGTCTTTCAGGGTTGAAACCTTTAATTGCATTGATGCAGACGAGTATATTGATTATCTGGTCATAACTCCAGCAGTTCCCCAGCAAATACATGTGAAAGTCAAAGTGTTTTCCACTGCTGAGACTTTGTATCAAGTGTTCCTTGAGCCCACAGTAACAGACAACGGCACCAACCTCCCAGGGCGCAGTAAAAATCCACACTATCAATTTATAGGCGTTGCAGATGATCCGACATATCTTGTATATAAAGATCCTACATACTCAGCTACAGGCGCAGAGATAAGAACAGAGAAATGGGGGTACGGTTCTAAGGTGGGTGGGTCTTCTGACCCTATTGATTTCACCATACAGAGCCCAGAGCAAACCCTATTGTTAAGAACCACAAGCCGAATGAATGGCAATTGCGTAGGTTTCGAGATTTCTTGGAAAGAATATAACCAGCCAGATCCAGAGGTTCCATAATGGCGAGCATAAATGTATATAAGGTTTACGAAGATCAGGACTTCACAGCAGCGGACAGCCCAGTTGTGTTGGATATCAGTACAGACCTTGAGACTATATCAGGTAATGGCGAAAGCCAGTACGCCAACTCTCTAGGGTTCACCAACACTGGGAAATATGACATTACGGTTGAGATCTCAATGGACGGCACCACATATGGTGACTCTCAGACATTAACCAGCAAAAGCACAGATAATATCAATTCAGCAGGCGTTAAAAAGGTCAGGATTACCCACCAAGGGAATGATACGGGTTATCAAGTCAAAGCGTACAGCCGTGTGGTAGGTGATGCAATACTTGCCAATGGCGGGACTAATGCAACGATCATAGACAACGACACAGAGCCGGTTGACGCATATTTCCACAGAGTAGACAGCACATTTACACTTGCAGCAGATACAACCGCCAGCACAAAAACCACATTAAACTATGATTTTGAGGCCACAACTGGCCATGGGATTGCAGTTGATGATTATGTTCATCTGGTGGAAGAGGACAGGGATTTAATGGCCCAGGTCAAAAATGTTGCAACCGATACAATAACACTAGACCGGCCTATTGATTATGTTTATACAGCAGCCAATACAGAAGGGGAGATCGTAACGATTAACCTATCGGTGGACGGATCGACCACACCCCAGATATTCAAAATCAAATCTGGGATAACACCCGCTTTCATCAGAAGAGTGATTATCACGATATTCGATGCTTCCCCCGCAACAATGGATGATGGTACATTTGGTAATATCGCTGCATTATCCAACGGGTTAGTATTGAGGCAAATCAACGATTATCAAAAAACGATATGGGCCGTAAAAACCAATGGGGATTTCGCTCAATGGGCATACGACACAACATATACAGCTAATGCACCACAGGGCGATTCCGGTTTTAGATGCCGTATGACATTTGGAGGGCTTGACAAACACGGTGTGGTTTTAGAAGTTGCGGGAGAGGATGAACTGCAATGGATAGTACAGGATGATTTGACCGATCTGGATTCAATCACCATAACAGCACAGGGCAACAAGAAATAAGGGGGCAATATGCCAACAGATGTAGACATAGCAAGCAACGCACTGTTACTGATCGGAGATGAGCCTATAAGCTCCTTGACATCAGGCACAGGGGCAGGCTTTGAGGTGGCAGCAGCTATCTACCCAGAGACATATAAGCAGGTATTATCCGAACATCCTT